CCTATATATTTAATAAAATTTGTGTTCTCAATTTTTCAATTACCAGTGCTTCACTTGTAGCTGCGTTCGGTTTTTCTTCTCTTTTTTCTTTTAATTTTTCAAAACTTCGACAATTAATTTCACTACTATCATATGCGGGGAACGTACAAGGGCTAACCTCAAATAATTCTGCTCGGGTAATGGTTCGTTTATCTATTTTCTTACCTTCATAATCAACCACACTCCATTTTTCTTCCTTCGTTAAAAAGCCAAAACTTGAACCATCAACATCTCCTCGATTGACACTTTCAAAGGCATCCTCTCCCCAAGTATTCCCTGGAAGATCCACATCGTAATTAAGCCCCTCAGTATCCGCATTAAATCGAAGGGTCCCGCTTTTAGTCGATCCTAACGGACAAGC